GTTATTTGCTAAAACAATAGCGATACATGCTGATGCTAGTTTAACATTAATTGATAAAAACTCAGGACTATATCTTCAAGAAGCAGATATTTTAGAAGGTGGTGCGAGTGCAGCTGGTGATTTAACTTACACTATTAGTTACGAAGAAATAGACGACGCTTAAGGAGTAATATATGGCTCATTTTGCAGAACTTAATTCAAACAACGAAGTATTAAGAGTAGTAGTAATATCTAATATAGATGTTAATGCCAATGGCTGTGATCAACACGCTGATGCTGAAACATTCGTGACTAATTTATTAGGACATGAAGGTGCAGGTGTAACTTGGAAACAAACTTCTTTTAATTACAATTTTAGAAAACAATACGCAGGGGTAGGTTATAGTTATGATCCCTCTAAAAATAAATTTATTGGTATAAAACCCTACACATCTTGGACATTAAATAGTGATGATAATTGGGAAGCACCAGTTACTTATCCAGATGACAGTAAAGGTTACAACTGGAATGAAACAACTCAAGCATGGGATGAGGTATAAATATGGCTAGTATAAATGGTGGAATAATTGGAAAACTTAATGCAACTTCTAGCACTACATTCAATGCAAGAACAACATCTTTTACTTCTAGTGGAACTCTTACAACCCAAGCAGGAACAGTTGAACTTGAATACTTAGTTGTAGCAGGTGGTGCAGGTGGTGGCTCTCGTTTCGGTGGTGGTGGAGGAGCAGGTGGATTTCTTACTAATCTAGGTGGTACTAAAACTTCAGTAAGTGGTAGCACTGGTTATGCAGTAACAGTTGGAGCGGGTGGAGCAGGTGGTGTTGCTAGTGGTGGTAGTTTTACTGGTGGAGCAGGAAATGGAACAAACGGAAGTAACTCAGTTTTAGCTGCGGGTTCTATTACTTCTACAGGTGGTGGAGGTGGTGGAGCAGGTGATAGTCAAGATGGTGTTAGTGGAGGATCAGGTGGTGGAGGTGCAGGTAGATTTGCAACTTCAGCAGGTTCAGTATCTCCATCAGGACAAGGTAATGCAGGAGGAGCAGGAAGTGGTACTTCTTTGGGTGGTGATAATTTTAGAGGTGCAGGTGGTGGAGGTGCAGGTGGAGCAGGTAGTGCTTCTACAGGCACAGACAACACTGCAAATGGAGCAGGTGGTGTAGGTTTAGCAAATTCAATTACTGGTTCATCTGTTTATTATGCAGGTGGTGGTGGAGGTGCAGGAGTCGGTGGTGGTACTTCTCAAAGCACTAACTCAGCAGGTGGTAATGGTGGTGGCGGAGATGGAATGTGTACAGGTACAGGAGCAGGTGCTAATGGAACAGCTAACAAAGGTGGTGGCGGTGGTGGTGGAATGTATAACGGTAATAATATAGTAGGAAGATCGGGTGGTTCAGGGGTAGTTGTAGTAAAAGAAGCTGCAAGTACTGTTACTGTAGCATCAGGTATGTGGAATTTACAAGCAGTTTTTAATAATAGAGTAGCAGATACTTGGGTTTAAAGAATGGAATTTGAAATGTCACATCTAGTCTGGAATGTAATACTAACATTAGTAATCATGCCTCTAGCTTGGTGGGTTCGAAGTACACATGACGAAATTAGAAGACAAGATATACTTCTCAATAAGACACGAGAAGAGATAGCACGCGACTATGTATCAAAACGAGAGATGACAGAAGAGATGAACCGTATTCTTGATTCTTTAAAAACAATTAACGACAAATTAGACAGATTTCAAGAAGCCGCGTCAAGAGAATACAGACTCTAACTTTCTATTTGACATAAATAGTAGTAACGAGGAATTTATATATGGCTATACCAGCATCAAAAGCAGAACTATTATCTTACTGTAAGAGACAATTGGGGTATCCTGTTGTTGAAATCAATGTGGATGACGATCAGGCAGATGATGTCTTAGATGATTCCCTACAGTTTTTTACTGAATATCATTATGATGGTACAATAAGAACTTATTTAAAACATCAAATCACACAATCTGAAATCGACAATCAGAAAACAAATTCAAATGTTACTTCTTCAACTAGTGGTGGATCGGATAACGGTGCTACTACATGGTTAGAAGGTAACAACTACATAGAACTTCCCGAGTCAATCATGTCTGTTGTTCGTGTATTGGATATTAGTTCTAGTACCAACAATATGTTTGATTTAAGATATCAGTTAAGACTACATGATATGTATGACTTAACATCTACTTCTATACTACATTACGAAATGGTTCAACAACATTTAGGTATGTTGGATGATATGTTAGTGGGTTCCGCGTTCATGAGACACAGTAAACATGGTAACAGACTCTACATTGATATGGACTGGGGTGGTAATATTGGAGCTGGTGAGTATATTGTTATAGAATGTATTAGAAAACAAGACCCAACAACCTTTACTGATATCTTTAATGATGTCTGGTTAAAGAAATACGCGACAGCTAAACTCAAGTTACAGTGGGGTCAAAATCTAATTAAGTTTGAAGGAATACTTTTGCCGGGTGGTATAACACTCAACGGTAGACAACTAGTTGATGACGCTAAAGAAGAGATCACTAAGTTAGAAGAAGACCTCAGACTTGGGTATGAATTACCCGTAATGGATATGATAGGGTAGTCGAATCATGGCAACCAATGTATTTTTCAGTCACGCTGTAAAGTCTGAACAAAATTTAGTAGAAGATTTGATCGTAGAATCTTTAAGATTTTATGGTCACAATTGTTATTACTTACCTAGAAGTATAGTCAACGAAAATACAATCTTAGGTGACGCCGCGGAATCTAGTTTCGAAGATGCTTACGAAATAGAAATGTACATTGAAGGTAATGATGGATTTGAAGGTGAGGGTGAATTATATTCTAAGTTTGGAATAGAAACACGAGACTCAGCTTCCTTTATTATTTCCAGAAGAAGTTGGGAAAGATTTGTATCATTGGACGCCAACTTAGCTACAGGAGTAAGACCAAACGAAGGTGACTTAATTTACTTCCCATTATCAAACAGTTTGTTTGAAATTAAATTCGTAGAACACGAAAACACATTCTATCAAATGGGTAAACTATATACCTTTAAGATGAGTTGTGACCTTTTCGAATATTCTGGAGAGGATTTCGATACAAATATCAACGCTATCGATACAGGTGTAGATTTAGCTTTAGGTGCTATTACAACTATAACATTAGCGAATACAGATTCAGTCAGAGACTTTATTGTTGGTGAAAAAGTATCACAACTTATTACCGATAGTATTATCATCGGTGGTACGGTAGCGGCTTGGAGTGAAGACTCTAACAAACTTTCTATCGGTAAAATTACTACAACAGATACTACAGAGACATATCAAACTTTCTCTCTTACAGATACAACAATAGGTCGTATCATAGCCGAAGATACTTTAGATGGTGATTTAATCACTATGAGTGGAACTGGTCAAGAAGGGTACTACATCGACTTTGAGGATGGTACAGCTACACCAACATTACCAAATTATATTACAGACGGAACTACAGGTAGAGACGCTATCATGGTAAGTGATACAAATGACGATAGATTAGTATTAGAATCGGGTACAGGTTTCGACCAAAACATACGAGATTACATTGTTGTTGAAGACAGTTTAGCGTCCAGAAGAAATGTAAATAGTCTGGGTGAAACTCAAGAAATGTCAAATGATCCTAGTTCCTTTAACTTAGATATAGAAACAGATGCTGATGGAATAATTGATTTCTCAGAAGGTAATCCGTTCGGAGACGCTACATAATGTTAGGAAATCATTTTTATCATTCAACTATTAAACGAGCTGTTTCAGTATTTGGAACTTTGTTTAATAACATAACTATTAAAAGATCGGATGGGAAAATAATTCCCGTACCGTTAGCTTATGGGCCGAGGAAGAGATGGATCGCTAGATTACAGGCTTCATTAGACCCAACAGCTAAAGCGGTAGCTATGACACTTCCAAGAATGGGATTTGAGATGACCTCTATTGAATACGATGCTACTAGAAAGTTAAACAAGAAAACACAGTTTAGAGCAGCCGATTTATCAAATCCGAATAAGATGCAACAACAATACTCTCCAGCTCCCTATAATTTAGGATTTACATTGAGTATCTTGGTAAAAAATACTGATGATGGGTTACAGATACTTGAACAGATTCTTCCTTACTTTACACCAGATTATACTGTTACAATCCATACCGTACCTACTATGGGTGACAAGAGAGATGTACCAATTATTCTTTCGAGTGTACAACAAGAAGATACATACGAAGGTGATTTAGAAACTAGACAATCCTTAACCTATACTTTAGAATTTACTATGAAAAATTATATCTATGGGCCTGTGACATCATCCGAAATTATTAGAAAAGCTAATGTTAGAACATACATGGAAAGTGGTACAGGAAAGATAACAGACTCGGAAAACGCGGGTAAAGTAGTTAATCAAACAATCGAACCAATCCCAGCTGATGCTGACCCTGATGATGATATTACATACAATGAAGTAACCGAATGGTTTGAACAACCTACTATAACATATTCAGACGATAAATCAAGCGATCCTAAATAGTTATAAATACATATTATGAGTAAAGTCGATCAAAAATTAGACGAGCTCCTTGATAT